CGTTAGTTACCTCCTCAAGCGTTAAAGGAGTAAGCCACGGTGGCGAAATCAGCGTTCAGAAGTTCGAAACCTGCGTACAGGCTCCAAATCATCATGATGAAACGGCTGAAGTCGTCATTGTTGTTCAGCAGCACCTGAGCGTTGTTGCCGCCGATACCGACGCCCACGCTCTGAGGACCGAAGAACATACCGATTGCGCTCTCGTAAGTAGCAGCAGTACCGCCGATGGTGGCACTCTGGTTCTGAGAGGGCATGTTGGTCGATTCGAAGAAGCGAACGCCTTCGAACACGAAACCGGTGGGCATGATCGGCTCGCCAGCCACGAAGGTGGCTTGACCGAAGCCCTGACCCATGTACAGCGCAGCGTTGGGCTGCATTGCCGACATGAGGGGGTTGATTTGACCGTTGCCAGGGTAACGAGCAACTTCACGGAAGTCGCTGTTCTGACGCAGGTGCATCAGGAAGGTAGGATCGCAAACACAGCGATAGAAACCGTCCTGGTAGGTAGGAACGTTCCGCTTGCGCATGGATTTCACCACGCGGAGCAGGTCGTCCTTAACGTCGAACTTAGCTTGTTCGGCGTTGCTGTAGGTCAGAGAACCAACAGCGAGGTCACCAGGGTAGTAGTAACCACCTTGGCTGTCAGAAGACTGACCTTTGGAAACTGCTTTCAGGAGTTCATTGATGAACACCCGGTCACGCCAACGACGATAGTCGTCGAGCATGGTCAGCGAACCGATCGACTGGTGGAAAGCGGTCAGGTTACCGGTATCCAGCAGCAGACGCTGAGCGGTGATCAGGGTCTCGCGAGCAACCTTAAAGGTGCTGGGCTGAGTGGGATCACTCGGGTCAGCAGGACCGGTGTACTCGCGAAGAGTCACGAGCACTTTGTCCTTCACAACGTTGCGGCTGTTCGCAGTACCGATGGTCTGCTCTGCAGTACGCTCACGTGACTCTTTGCTTCCCGGATTGCCCCAGAACCTGTAGCGGTCTAACTGCACAGTCTGGCCTGGCTGCTTACTGAAGTCATGGACGACCACAGGCTCTGCAGCCATCTCTACAACGTACGCAGGGTGCGGACGGTAAAGCTCGGCGCCGAGAAGCTTCGGGAAATCATTATCGACAAACACTGTCGATAGCTCCAGAAACTACAAAACAAGTTTAACCATAAATAACGACTAAACTACGACAAGATGTCGCATTTTTAGCGTTAGATCGATTTTTGATTGCTGCTGTTCACGGAAGGGCTAAAGGTACGCACCAGATTACGTACGCTCTCAGAACCCTGGTAGTAAATAGATCCGTAGTTAGATACGTAACGAGACGCACCGCCGCGATAAATGTACCTAAGAGTGCTGGACATCAAGCCGGGAGCCGTGGACCGCACGGTCTCCGTGTACGTCTTGCAATAAACAGGAGGGTTGTAACGCCACTCCGCACGATTAGCTGTCCCCTGTGACCCCAGACTATTCGTCAGCAGACCACCCTCGTATCGACCGTGGGTGACGCCGCCGCCAGTCTTACCTTGAGCAGCTGTGTTCCCCTCAGGTGTGTTGTAAGGCGTGTAATTCTGGTTATCCGGGGCGGCGCCACCGAAGTAGGTGTACTTCCCAGCGTCACGAACACCAAACTCAGGTCCAAGTGACGTCTGAACCTTTGCGTTCGCGATGGTCGTCACGCTTAACGGTCTGTAACCGTTGTAAACGCTTAGAACACCGCTCGGATCGTAGTGATTTTCCTCAAAATCAGTCCAGTAACCCGAAATTGCTGGCGGAACTTCTCGCCACGCGGTCGTCGAGTACACCCCAGACGTCGCGGGACCGGGTGTAACGACCCCTAAATCCGCGCCAACGTCCAAAATCCCGGAACTAAGGACGATATAGCCCTCAGAAACAGGTCCGCTTTGGATTTGATGGGGTCCAGAGTCGTATTCGTAGTTGGAAAGGGGGATATAAGCCACTTATTTACACCAACTACACTAATTTTAACCTTTATTGAGGCTCAGAAGGCGAAATTTGATTATTTAAAGTCTGAATGTCGTTGCTGATCAGCTCCATGTCGCGCTCGTAAGCAGCTTTAAGGTCAGCAAGCTCTTTTTTAAGCGTTTCTACCTCAGTAGCGGGCGAAACACGTTTGCGGCGACCGATGGGATTAGCCATTTGAGCTCTTTTTCTTACGTTCAATATACTCGGAAGCTTTCTTCTTCGCCTTCACTCGCTCAGGAAGATCACCCTTCGTTTTTTCCTCGTATTCTTTCACCTTGTCCTTCGATATTTCACCACGCTCCTGCATTGCGTAGAATTTGCGCCTTTGGGCCTCTGATTTGAAGGGCACCAGTAACTAAGCAGATATAGCAATAGTAACCAAATTCAAGACAATAAAAAACCCCGCTGTTTCCAGCGAGGTTCGTCCCCATCCTTAGCAGTTTAGCTCAGGCGTTGTCGAGGAACAACAGCTTGGAACGGAAAGCTTCGGGGCTCATCTGAGACAGATAGCGCCAAGCGTTCTCGGGGCTCTGGTTCATCACCTGACCGAAGCTCTCCCACTGAACATCAGCGTTCGCGGAAGGAGCACCAGCGGTGGCGGAAGCGGGCACAGCAGGAACTTGATCGTACTGAGGACGATATTCCTGAGTGGGTTGCTGTTGCTGTTCGTCTACAGGATACACTTCAGTAAAGAAACGGTTGGTGTAATCAGCCAGGTGATCGGGATCGGTGAGGATGGTTTCCATGGCCATACCCCGATTAGCCACTTCCTCCAGAACTTGATGCTGCTGGATCAGAGCATCTTCCAGGGTGGTGGCGTACTGGTTAAGAATACCAGGAGCCTCGATGCCGAAGTGATTAACGACGGCGGTTGTTTCTTGACTTAGGCTTGGCGTTTGCTGCGCCGTAGAAGTCGGATAAGAAGTTTGGGTCGTAGACTCGTTGCTGTACGAGGTCGGCTGAGCCGTAGGGGCTTGGTAAGCCCACGGTTGGACCTGTGAAAGCTGACTGAGTTGTTGAATATCCGCCGCCGTCAGTTGGGGTTGCGCTGACGGTGCTCCCTGGTTGGGGGACGGGGAGAGCCGGGACACGATTCGGTCCAAGCTCCCCAGCGCTGCTTCCCACGGATTCGACGGGGAGGAGGCTGACGGATACTGGCTGGACTGGCTGTTGGTAGAAGGGACCGTAGCCTGTTGTGCCTGCGACGGCACTTGGGGCATAGTTGCCGAAGGTACCCCCTGGGTACTGGCTACCCATTGCGGGTAAGCGGTTGAGCCCTGGTCCGCCACCGGGGCCGCCGCCTGAGGGGCTGCTACCGCCGGGGAGACCGGGCTCGGGATCGAAGCTGGGATCTGCTGGCTCATAGCTGCCCGAGTAAGTCAGTTCTTGCGCGAGATGGTCAAACGTCCTATAAAGTAAGGGCGTTAAGTTTAGCCGTGGGTCAGCCGCTAAGGGCTGATTAGGAGCTAAAGGATGCGGGGCTTGTAGCATCTGGTTCAATAGTAGCAAGAATTGCTGCATTGCGCCCTGCGTTTGTTGAATCATTCGGAAAGGGAAGCCCTTCAACATCTCCGAACGTTCTAAATCGGTCTTATCGGGGAACAAGTACTTCAGAGCTTCGACGCTATCAACGCCGAGCTCTTGTAAGTTACGAACCACGATCGACTTCTGGTTGATGTCGTACGCAGTGTCCTCATAAACGTCCCCTTGGAAGCGGTACGTTACCTGACGATCTCCGTCGGGAGGAAGACCAAAAACACCACGTGGGACCTTGTTATCAGCTAGAGCAGCTTGAATAGCAAGATCGACATTTTCTTCGTACTTAGCAAGTTTGTTTTGGTACTTAAGAAGGGCTTCTTCGGTTTGTTCTTTAGGTTCTTTAGGTGGAGCTAAGCCCACCACGGAGATAAAACTTTCGCGGAAAATTTGCTCCTGATGGTAGATGATCATCTCCAACAGACGGCAGAAACCGTACGTCAGAAAACTCTTATTTTTACGGAGGGCAGTCGCCTGAGCGCGACCCATAAGACCCTTAATTTCAGTAGCAGTGGCTCCGGCGCTGATTGATATTTCGTCAACGCCGCCCAAGGCAGTTCTGATTTCCTCTCGCAGTAAAAGGGCATAACGATTCATGTCCCCGTTAACGGGGTCAGGGGTCATGTA